AACGAATCTATCGCAGAGATAATGCAGCGACTACTGCCCAACCACAGGTTCGAGATAGTGGCCAAAATAACGACGTTGGTGCAGGGCATCCAACTCGTATGGGACCAATTCAAGTCCGCGTATTTCGATGTCGAACGATGCGCATTGGGCATCTCCCGCCTAGACACCTACAAGAAAAAGCGCAATCGGGCGGGGGGTTGGTCTGATGAACCCGACAAAAGCAATGACGCCACAGAAGGAGCTGACGCTTTTCGTACCTGGGCACAGGCTAAAGCCGCAGGTGATGTTACAATGGCGGGGTCAACGCGCCAGGGTCGGTCGGGGTCGGGTCGTCCGCCTCCAGACTGGCGCTTGTGACCGATAGGAGAACCGCACCATGAGTGCCAGCCGCAACGACATAACGGGTAAGCCCATATTCAACAAGGCGAGCGACCTCGCCGCAGTGAGCAACTACGACTCGGGATGGGATCGCATCTTCGGACGGAAGGAATGCCCCGGTTGCAAGACCCCCGTGCCTGCCGACCACATCAACAAGTTCGGTCTGTGCGTGTCGTGCAAATTTGAGACATCGGGCGAGTTCACCGTCGAGGATCTGGCGCGATTGGATGAGGTGATTGACCGAGAGGAGTAGCACCACTTGCGTACAGATTCAACATAGTGTATGTTGCCGAGCTAACGATACTGTCGGGATGACAGCATGAATGAAGATGTAACGATCGAGGACGGCAATACCGATGAGCAGGCCGACACTGGCCAGGGATTGACGCTCGCTCAATTCGAAGCGTTCCACATCGAAGTAAAGAACCAGCCGAAGTGGCGCACCGAAGCGGATCGCTGCTCGGACTACCTCGACGGGAACCAGCTTGATTCTGAAATCCTCCAGAAACAAAAAGAAATCGGCATCCCTCCTGCAATAGAAAACCTCATGACTTCATCCCTCGCTTATGTCTCTGGGACCGAAGCAAAGCTCCGTCGCAACTGGCGTGTCGTTCCGACCTCTGACGTGGCCGACGACGAGGTGGCCGAAGCGATTAATGTCAAACTCAACGAAGCGGAACGCCACTCTAAGGCTGACAAGGCGTGTTCCAATGCGTTTCGCCCCCAAGCTGGGGTAGGCGTAGGTTGGGTCGAAGTAACCCGCAACCCCGATCCGTTCAAGTACCCGTACCGCGCAGTGGATACCCACCGCAACGAGATTTGGTACGACTGGAAGGGAACGCGTGATCCGTCGATGAGCGATCATCGCTACCTTATCCGGCGCAGATGGACGGATAAAGCCCAATGCCTGCTGCTTTTCCCTGAACACGCCGAATTGATCGAGAAGGCATCGACAAACCGGTGGATGAGTTCTGATCAATTCACGCCCGACGGCGGCCATTCCACCGGTTTGCACATGTCAATCAGCGAGGGCATCAGCGGAAGCGCCTACGGTGCGGTGACTACGCCGCTACCAGGGGATACGCACGGTTCATACCCCATGATGGCCGCGTCCTACCAGAGCGAGCGCGGGTCGTCCATTGAAGAACAGGAATGGCGCGACATCGCTAACAAACGAGTCGCATTGTTCGAAGTTTGGTATCGAGTCTGGTCTAAAGTGCTGGTCTTACGCAGCCCCGACGGTCGAGTGGTCGAGCACGATCCGTCGTCCGTGGTTCACGCCATGGCGATCAGCAATGGTTTGGTCACGACCGAGTACGCTGTCACCAGCAAGGTATTCCTGTCGTGGTGGCTTGGCCCTCATAAGTTGAGCGATGAGCCCTGCCCCTACAAACACAACCGTTTCCCTTACGTCCCGTTCTGGTATCGGCGCGAAGATCGTACCGGTGTCCCGTATGGCCTAGCCCGTGGATGGATTTATTTGCAGGATGCCCTCAACGCCACGATAAGCAAGCTGCGGTGGGGCATATCCTCGGCCATAACGACACGTACCGAGGGCGCCTGCCTTGACGACGATGCCACTATTCGACGCGAAGTGGCCCGATCTGATGCGGACATCATCCTCACCCGTGATTTCACGGCGAAAGGTCACATATTCAAGGTTGACCGCGATTTCCAGCTCACCGACCAGCAAAACAACCTGCTTAATGATTGCCGCGAAGGGATCAAACGCGTCAGTTCGATCAACAGTTCGTACATGGGTGAAGCGACTCAAGCCCGTTCCGCCGTGGCAAACTCCGGTCTGGTCGAACAATCCTCCCTCGGATTGGGCGAATTGTTCGATAATTTCCAGGATTCACGCAACGAAGTGGGCGAACTGCTGCTGTCGCTGATCGTGGAAGACCTGGCCGACAACCCCGCTACCGTCACCCTGCCGGGCACCGTAAGTGCCGCTCCACGTCAGGTTTCGCTCAACGTACCTCATCCTGACGGTTACTTGACCAACGACGTGAGCCGCACGATGCTCAAGGTGACGCTGGAAGACGTACCAAATTCGCCGTCCTACCGTGGCCAGCAGTTGACTAGCATGAGCGAAGCGTACAAGTCCATGCCTGAGAAGTTCCAGACGGTGCTGGCGCCACAACTCCTGTCGCTCATGGATGTCCCACAAAAGGCCGAAGCCATCAAAGCCCTGCGTGAAGCGATGACGCAACCGACGCCCGAGCAGATCCAGCAACAGCAGGATGAAGCCGTGCAAGCCGCGTTGCTGAAGGCCGGCGTAGAGCACAAGGCGCAACAATTGATCCAAGATGGCCAGTTGAAGCAAGCGCAGATCAAGAAACTCAACGCCGATGCAGTATCTGTTGGAACGTTGGGGGCATATCAAGCGATGGAGGCCGGCGGTTTAATCATCGCATCGCCAGAACTGGCGCCGGTCGGTGATGAAATACTCAAAGGTGCCGGGTATATTCCCCCCACTCCGAACGGCGTGAACCCCGACATTGAGAGTGCGCTGCCGCAAGGTGTGCCGCAGGGCACCAACCCCATCCCGCCCGCACCCAATACTCACCCGAATTACCCGCCAAGACCACCATCGCCGGCACTCGGTGCAGGTCGCGGCATTGAAGGAGGACAGCAATAATGAGGAATGACCCGCCTGTAGGATTCATCACCACCGCCGACTCGACGCTCACCAAGAGTGACACAGTAAACCTGGCCGCCCCGTGCCGGTTCATCCGCTGCGGCGGTGCCGGTGTCGTCAAAGTGACCTGTCTCGACGGTAGCGTTGCAACTCTGGCATTCACGGCAGGCGAGACGCGAGCTGTTCAAGCGGTTCGCATCTGGAACAGCGTGACTACCGCCACTGTGATCGAGGCTGGGCTGTGAGCAAATTGACCGCCGCACAGCGAAACCGGATCGCGCCCGGTAATTTCGGCGTGTACGACAAGCGCACTGGCACCGGCAAGTACCCAATGCCAGACGCCAGTCATGCTGCGAATGCCAAGTCGCGCGCAACCCAGCAAGTCGCAGCGGGTAATCTCTCCCCCGCATCTAAGGCAGAGATCGACCGCAAGGCCAACGCAGTTTTAAATAAAGGAGAATCAAGATGAGTTACCTCGTTAAGAATATCAGCGGGAAAGTGCTGACAATGCCCAAAAATCTGATGGAACTGTCCGTCACGCAGTCCTCGAACAATTGGGCCATCGGCCAGGTTGACACCGTAGGGGATGCGGTCATCAACTTATACACGGGCCACACCGACACGTTTACCGTGCTGGCCGGCCCGACGATCTTCAACTATTCGGCACCCGGCACCGTTCCCGCCGCTGCGATTACCGCCGGGGTTACTGACTCCGACACGTCGCCTGGTCTGAACAAGACGATCTTGACGCTGACCAATGTGTCTGTCGCCACGACCGATGCGACGACCGCTGGGGCATACGGTGGTCTGGAAATTTACGACTTCCCGCTCGGCGTACTGTCCTTGCTTGGCGCTACTACCAATCTGACGCTGGCTCGTGTCGGAACTGGCCTGACCACCACCGCCGCCATCGTGTCTGCGATCGGAACCGCAACCGCTGGCGCCGATGCGACCCTGACCAGCACTGAAGCGGACATCATCGCATCGACCGCATGTACGTTCACCGCCGGTGCCAGCACATTCAAGGGCATCTCGACCGCCGCCGCACAATGGGACGGCTCTGGTACAGCGAAAAAAGCGTTCCTGAACTTCGCAGTGGCGGATGCCGGGTCTGGCGGAAACGATGCGATTCTGGTGAATGGTACGATTTCCCTGATCTGGGGTAACCTCGGCCCGTTCTAAAACGATTGCCACGGGGTTCGCCCTGTGGTATATAAGCAATACACGCCGAGATGGCGTCCATCCTAGCAATAAAAAGGAGTTTCACCATGTCCGATAACACAGGCCATGATTTTGAGTGGTTCTTGAACAACGCCGATGCGTATGACTCGCTGACGACTGAGCAATTACATTTACTCGGTCGTGGCGAACTGGTCGAATACAATCCCGAAACCCCTGTGGTCGAAGCCGACCCGGTTGTTAAGACGGTTGTCGAACCCGATCCGATCGTTACGGAACCCACCGTCGATCCCGAACTTGAAGCAAGTCGGGCGAAAGTGGAGCAACTCGAAACACTCTCTGCCACCCAAGCCGATCTGATCACCAACCTTAAGGCCGCCAAGGTCGAGGACGCCGCAACCGGCACTCAAACCACGGAAGCCCAAGAAGACGTACTCGCCGGCCTGAAGAAAGATTACCCCGAACTCGCTGAAACGCTAGTCCCTGCGTTGCAGAAAATGATCGAAGCTGGCGTGAGTCTGAAGACCGCCGAATTGACCAAGCAGTTCAACGAAGCACTCGCCCCGATCCAGAAATCCGCAGAAGACTCAGCGTACGAAGCGCATTTCTCCGTGATTACCGACGCACATCCCGATTTCCGCGAACTGATGAAGAACGGTTCGATTGATAAATGGATCGACACCTTACCTGGTTACGCCAAGTCCGGTGCGACGCACGTCATTGAAGCCGGTTCTGCAAAGGAGGTGGTCGAACTGTTTGATCAGTACAAAGCCGCGCACGCTGCACCGGCCCCCGTGCCAGCTAAATCGGATGCCGAAATCAAGGCAGCCGCCGATGCCGCAATATCCAAGGCGAAAGCCCCGAAACTCAAGAGCCTGACTGATGTGCCCGCGTCGCAAGTCGCGCACACCATCGAGGAACCGACCACCGCTGATGGTTGGTCAAGGAAGTTCGCCAACATGACACCGGAGGCAATCCTGAGATCGTTGTAACGTACCGTCGCGTCGAGACGACGCCACATTCCCAATAGAAGGAGCATCACCATGAGCGCAACAATACTACCACTTGGTTCACCCCTGGCGATTGTCAAACAATCCGTCGGTCTGTTCTATGCCACCATGCAACGCCGCACCATTCTGAATCGTCTCGCCGGTAGTTTTCCGACCGACGCCGATGCCCAGAGCAAAGCGAAGATGCAAACTTCCACCGACTACCCGATTGTCCGTAACAAGGATTTGACCAAGGTGGCCGGCGACCGCATCACCTTCGATCTGGTAAACCCGGTGATGGGCACCCCGATCATGGGTGACGCTTACGCTCAGGGCATGGGCGATGCGATGACTTTCTCGCAAGACGGCCTGCACATCAACGTGACCCGCAAACCGGTTTCCGCTGGCAGCCAGATGTCCCAACAACGCACCGTGCACGAACTGCTCGGTATGGCTCGTGCTGGCGCTTACGGGTACATGGCTCGTCTGGAGGACCAACGCACGCTGGTTCATCTGGCCGGCGCTCGCGGTTTCCAAACCAACGGCGAATGGGCCGTACCGTTGGCTTCCGACGCACAGTTCGCTTCGGTCATGATCAACACGGTTCGTGCCCCATCCAATAACCGTCACTTCATGGCTTCGGGCGGTAATATCGCCAAGTTCGCCGCTTCGGCAAATGCCGTGTCGATCCAGACCACCGACACCATGTCTACCGATTTGGTTGACTCGCTGGCAACCTGGCTCGACGGCACTCCGTTCGCCCCCGGCGCCGTCAAGTTCGACGGTGACGAGCTGGCCGGCGATAGCCCCCTGCGCGTCCTGTTGGTTTCCAACGAGCAGTACAACGCCTTCTTGCGCAGCCCACTGTTCCGCACATGGCAGGCAAACTCGATGGCCCGCGCTTCCGCAGCCAACAAGAACCCATTGATGTTGGGCGATGCTGGTTTGTGGCGCGGTATTCTGATCGTCAAAATGCCCAAGCCGATCCGTTTCTACGCCGGCAACCCGATCAATCACTGCGCTTCCGCAACGAGCCAAACCGAGACGACGACCGACTTGGTTCCAGCCGGGTTTGGCACGACCTACGCAGTGGATCGTGCGATCCTGCTCGGTTCGCAAGCTCTGGGTCAGGCGCTCGGCAAAGCCAAGATGCTGACCTCCGCTGGCGAAGAGATCGACGGTCAATCGGTGATGTACTCCGAAGAGCTGATGGACCACAAGAGCCGACTGGAAGTTCTGGTCGGTTTGGTGAACGGCATGTCGAAGATCCAGTTCTTGCAGGACTTCGGCACTTCCAGTCAGTACACCGACTTCGGGGCCGTATCGATAGATTGTGCCGTGCAGTTGGTGGGCGTATAACCGACACGGCAGGGGGTTTCGGCCCCCTCCCCTCGAATACTTTAGGAGAACAGCATGACCACAGTAAACACGAACTACATGAACTCTTCGCACCAGTTCGGCGGCACCCCGTTTGGAAACCGCTCGCAACTGGACTTCAACCTGACCACCGACGCTTCCGGTATCGCCACCAAAACCGACCTGACCACGGCGATCGGCAGTACCGATGTGATCCGCCTGGGTGTCTTGCCCAAGGGGTTCCGCATCGATGACTGCATCGCCACCGTGTCGGTCGCGTTTGCCGGTTCGACCACCTGTTCGCTGGGCATCCAGTACGTGGATGGTGTCGATCTGGCCTCGCCGAACGCTCAGGACGCTGCATACCTGATCGCCGGCTCGACCTCGCTGGCATCTACCGCCATCATCCGCAAGACCGGCATCAAGGCGCCGATCACCTTGCAGAAGGACGCGTATCTGATCCTGACCATGGCTGGCGCTGCACAAACCACGACCGCGGTGTTGGACGTGTCCGTGCTGGGTGTTCTGACGGGCGGCAACTAATCGGGCGGGGCGGCCAGCGTACCGGTCGCCCCATCTGTAGAAGGAGAGCAGCAATGATCAGTAAAAAAGGTATGACCCATATGAAGCGGTCGTCCGCCGACCTGAAGACGCAAGAGTCGCCGAGTCCCGGTGCAGACTACGGTTACGGCACCAGCATCACGCTCGATCAGGTCGCGATGAAGAAACTCGGTATCAGCACCCCGCCCGCCGTTGGCGACGAATACCACGTCATGGCCGTTGCGAACGTCCATGCGACGAGCAAGACCAGCATCACGCTCCAACTCACGCACATGGACCTGACGCACGAAGACGCTGCGGAAGAAGCAGGCGAGACGCCGGCGCAAGAGAAGAGTGAAGCTGCATACTCAATGCCTGGAATGAGGGCCAGATAATCATGATGATCCAATGTATCTCCCCACGCGAACCCCACTCTGTCGATGTGCAATACGGCACGGGCCTGTGGGCTCCGCAAGAATGCAAGAACGTACCTGACGATGTGGCCAAGCGCATGTTGCGTCATGCTGACGTGTATGCCAAGGCGGATCTCGGTGCGCCCAGCGAATGCCTTGGGCGACTGACCGAAGCGTTGCACGCCATCATGGGGCACGAGACGGCCTACGCCGAGATCCTGACGACGGCGACCGACGAGGCCGATCCGCAGTTCAAGTTCTACGATGCGCTGCGCACTCTGCTCAAGAACACTCCGACCGGTGCGACCGTGTTGATCGCAGGGCCGACGCCCGATGCCCCGTTGCAGGAAGTCTACGACAATCTGCGCAATATGAGCCACGGTCAGATTCAGGATTTCATCAAGACCAAGTTCAACATGACCGCCAGCAAGCGTCAGTACCCAACCGTCGATTCGGTCCGGGCCTACGCCACGCAACTGGTCGAACAATACGGTGTTGCATGACACTTCAACAACTCATCAACCAGTTCAGGATCGAGGCGTTCGATAACGTAGCGCCCTATCTGTTCACCGACCCTGAATTGGTGATGTGGTTCAATGAGGCTGAGGTCGAGGCGGCCATCCGTGCGCAGCTATTGCGTGAGACAAGTAACCCCCTGCTCGTACAGTTCGACATCAAGAGCCGTCAGATGGTGTACCCGCTCGATCCCCGGATGCTGGAAATCGACTACGCTTCCCTCATATTCATCGGTGCGAGCGGGATGCTGCCTTACCCGCTGGCACTGACCAGTTCCGCCGAAATGGATGGTTGTATGCCGTTGTGGCGCACCCTGCCATTTCGTCCATCTGGGATCATCCATTACGACACAACGCTCAGTACCAACTCGTTGCCGGATACGGACTACACGATCCGAACGGAGGGTTATCGCCTTCCGATTGCTTCGATGGCGCTTGAAGCGACTGCCGAAGTGCTTGCGACCGGCACGGTCACACTGGCATCGGGCACGGGGGGCACGGTAGCTACCGCTACCGTGAACGGCACGGACATCCTGGGTAGCGCGGTATCGTTCAACGGAACGCTTGGTCAGACCGCCACCGACGTTGCGGCCCAGATCAATCTATTCCAGAATAAGTATACCGCCGCTGCGCTCGGTGCGGTTGTCACGATTACAGATATTGCCACCGCCGGCTCGCTACACAACGGCTGGGTAGTGGCGACGACACTCACCGGGACACTGACAACCACCGTAACCGCCATGACGGGCGGGGTCGATGCGGTTGTGACGGCGCCAGAATTGAATGGTGCGCATCACAGGCATCTTGTGAAATGGGCGCTTCATCGCGGCTATGAGAAGCCTGATGCCGAGACGTTCGATCCCGCCAAGTCGGCTCGTGCGTTGGCCGAGTTCGAGGACTACTTTGGGGTGCGACCTGATGCTTCAAACCGCAAACGGGCGAATGCATCGCGTCCGCATCGAAACGTGGCTTACGCCTGATGACTAGCGTAACCAGCATAGAAGGTCTTCCCGTCATCGACGACGACCTCATATTTGGCGCGGCCAACGCCAAGCGGATGGAGCGCACCCCGGCGCTGTATCGCAAGGCTGCCGTTAACGGGGCAGCGCTGTTCGTCTTCAAGAAGAACGGGCCGCACGTCAATGTGTTGGTCAAGCGCCCCAGCGTGACGGTGTTCGAGGCGATGCCTAATCCGGTTCCGTATCGGGGGGTGAGTATTGGGACTATGCAGGTAGCGCCGGGGGTGAGTTTAGATCAAGACACCGTCGCGGTCGCATCGAACGGTCAGGTGTTGGGACGAATGGCGCAAGATCCCGCAACGGGTAATCCTCTCGCCGGGACGACGGCCTGGAATGGCGCCGCGTTTGTGGAAATGTTTAATAGAGATTTTTACACAAACGCGATAACTTCAGCTGAGCGGCTGACGTTTGCCGTGCCAGAGGACTGTATTTACCCTACGTCCCCGTGGTGGAAAGGGATCATGCAGACAAGCCCCATAGGGGCGCTTTATTATAACGGCGTGGGGCACACGGACAGAAATTACGATTGGCTGTGTAACTACGTGGTTCCGCAAGGTTTTTTCATCCTCATACCCCCAGTGGGCGAATTGACTCTTTTGTCTGGTCGCTATTCCCCCGATACGGCGGCGTTCATCTCGCAGATCGATGCGCTTAACGACGCAGTGCGTGCGGGCACCTATGTTAACCCCGCCATCTCCCGCCGCAAAGCCTGGTTCAAGAAGAATTCCGACACGGTGCTCGCGCAACTCAAGTCCGGGGTTCTCCCCGACGGTTGGGATTACGCGCTGAAGCTTAATGCTCCAACGAGTACAAACACCTATCGTGACCCGGTGATGACTGCGGATGTTAGTGTTGTCGAGGAAACTGCGATACTACCTGACGGGGGGTCCGTAACGGTTTTTCATCAAACAGTCAAGGTTGACGGGGGCACAGAACTGCACGGAACGATGACTATGACCACGGAAAGGTTCGACTTTTTATTTCGCAAGATCGAATACCAAGATTGGTATGTTGGCCCCGCAGCAGATCCATACTGGGAGTATAGCCCGTTTCGGTACAGCAACGAACACCCAGTATTTGTTGAAGACGTGAGCCACGGGCCGTTAGGTGCGATAGTCAATGGGGTGCAGCAGCAAGGGAAATACTCTGATTCTACATTTTATAAGGACGCGACAGTAGGTCAGCCAGGATGGGTTCTTACCGTAGACGGGTTCATTTATGCGTCGGGGTATTATGTTAGCGCGTTATACCCCACCTTCTCTAATTCGCTTGTTGTGACAACACCACAATTCGTCCTCGATTACCGCAACTCCGTGAAGCCGAAGTATGCCGTCGGCAGCGGCAACCAAACATGGAACGACTCGGCAATGACGGACAAAATGGTCGTCACGCTGACGCCCTACGCCCCCCTGCTCGACGGTGCCTCGCTCGGTATGTTCCACTACGTCGATCCAGACATGGACCGCACGTTGGATGACGCTTACGGCGCGACACAGATTGAAATTTATGGTTCGGCTCGGTTCGTTTACAACTACGCCACAGGAGCCTTCACATTCCTCGACTGGACGGATGACCTCCGCACGATCGATCTTCCCGCAGGTATTGGTTCGCCGCACGGGAATTGCATGGTGCTGTACTCAAACATCTACTGGCCCGACTTGGAGAATATCGCGCCGCAGGGCGTTACCCCCGACACTGGCTACTATGACGCGATGACACAATGACTGACCCCGTCGATCCCATTCTGATCAAATCCTTCCAAGGCGTGCGCAACGACATCTCGCTGGAGCGGTTCGCGCCGGACGATCTATCGGAAGCGGTTAATGTTGACCTGGACGAGACGGGGAAGATCATGCGCCGTCTCGGCACGAAGCGACTGACCACAGGTGTGGCGCACAGCCTGTTCTGTGGGGGCGGTTCGGCTTATGTCGTGATCGGCGGAATGCTTAAACAGCTCTTGCCCGACATGACGACGGTTGACATCGCTCCCGTGGGAACCCGCGTCTGCTACGCCACCGTGTATGGCACGACATTCTGGAGTGACGGGGCTCAAACCGGTGCCCTTGTATCCGCCACGAACGCCCCCTGGGGTATCGTTCCCCCGCCCGCTCTCTCCATGTCCAATGTCGCTGGCGCACTACGTCCTGGCCGCTATCTTGCGGTGATGACTTACGTTCGGGCTACTGGCGAAGAGAGCGGTGCGGTGGGGTACACCGAGATCGATGTTGCCGCGAACGAGGGCATCCGCTTCGCCCCCCTGCCCGTCTCAACCGACCCGCAAGTCGCGACCAAGCGCATCTATGTCACAACGTGCAACGGTGCCGTGGCGCTCGAAACGATGGAACTCCCGAACACCACAACATCCGCCACCTTGGCCGACATGCCGGTGCAGGGCGCGCCGATACGCACACAATTCATGGGGCCACCACCGCCGGGGCAAGTGTTGAAGTATTTTGCTGGCCGCGTACTCATCGGTGCGGGGAATTTCCTGCATTACACGCAACCGCACGAGTACGGTCTTGTTGATCGGCGCTTCGGGAGCGTGGGATTTGATTCAGAGGTGCGCACGATTGCGCCCGTCAATGATGGGGTTTACGTAGGAACCGCGACAGCAAACTACTGGTTGGCGGGGAACGACCCGACGACTTGGCAGGCAAGTAAGGTCGCCCCCTACGGCGCAGTGCTCGGAACCGAAGTCGTGTTGCGTAATGATCTTGTCGGGCAAGAGGGGGTACGCGGAAGTGCTGTGGCCTGGATGACGACGCGGGGTTTGATGATGGGGTTCGATGGTGGGATTGCACAAGACAAGACTGGCGCACGGTACATTCCGCCGGTAGCACGAGAAGGCGCGAGTCTTTTGAAAATACGTAGCGGTACGCCGCAAATAGTCACAACGCTTTATAACTAAGGAGATTCACCATGCGCCTATCTACTGGCCTTACCAATCAGATGCTCGACACAGGGAGCATCAAGGACATCATGAACGACTGTGTATGTGACATCTACAGCGGTGTCCAACCCACCCTACCTGATGCTGTTCCAAACGGGACGTTGCTAGCCACCGTGTCCAAGGCGTCCGGTGCGGTTACGGCGGAAGTGGCTGCGGTCGGGACGATGACGCTGACCGGCGGCGGTTCAGGCTCTGTGAACACGGTGACCGTCAACAGCCTGGATATTCTCGGCACAGCGGTCAATTTCATTACTGACTTGGCGACGACCGCTACTGCGGTGGCCCTGCAAATTAACACGAATCCACAAAACCAGTTGTTCGTGGCGAGCGCCACGGGTGCGGTGGTAACCATCACGGCGGTCAACGGTCTGGGTGCGTTCCCGAACACATGGGCGGTCAGTTCAACCCTGACTACGATCACCGCCTCATACGGCAATATGGCCAGCGGCGTTACGGCAGTGAACGGGCTGCGTTGGGGTACGGCTGCGACGGGCACAATTTCCAAAACTTCAGATACGTGGTCCGGTGTCGGCGTGGCTAGCGGCACCGCCGGTTGGTTCCGAATCCGCCAAGCCAGCGAGCCCGGAACTGCGGCAAGCACGGTTTTCCCGCGCATCGACGGCACGATTGCAACGAGCGGCGCGGACATGGTTATCGGTGCGCTGACTGTGACCATCTCTGCACCGTTCATCATCCCGACCGCAGCCATCACCATGCCGCAACAGTAAGGAGCAACCATTATGCCGAAATTAAGTGGAACGCTACGTGACGCCATGGCGGCAGTCCCTGCGGCGATGCTGTATATGGATATTTATTCGGGCACGATCCCAGCCACAGGGGACACGTCACCAACCGGGACTAAACTCGTCTCGTGGACAGGTACCCTGGCATGGACCGCCGGTTCAGCGGGCAGCGGGATTCAGAACATATCGGGCACACCGATAAGCTCCGATACCGCCGTTGCAACAGGTACTGCGGGCTATGCGAGAATATGGGACGGCACCACAAGCTCGATATACTGCACTGTCGGTACATCGGGCGCGGAAGTGAATTTGTCTACGCTAACCATCACTTCGGGCGGGATCGTCACTGTGACGTCTGGTTCAGTCACAATGCCCGCGACGTAAATAGTGGACCTGCCACAATTAACAGTTGACGCGCAGATAACGGTATATCCCGTCGCAGGGGTGTCTGTGGTATTGCCACAATTGACCGTGGCCGCGCAGGTAGCAGTATGCCCCGTCGCAGAGATTAGTATCGATCTCCCGGTATTATGGATGGCATCTTCCGTGTCGTTAAATATAATCGTTCCCCTGCCACAGTTAGCGTTAACCGCCCTACCTGGAAGAGTCGCACCTTTGGCGATGGCCCTGCCGATGTCTGAGATACAGATGACCGGCGGCGTGTACGACTTGGCGATGACCTTACCGGCCCTGACCTGCGCTCTGAGTATGGAACCCCCGACCGTAATCGAGATGTCCCTGCCCGCGCTTCAAAGTGGCATTGTCGGAGTGAACGGTCGGGCGGGCGCAGTAGGAATGAGAATGCCGCGCGCGACGGGGGATTTCACCGGCGGGGTGTTCGGCCTGACGATGAGCGTTCCGCCCGTCCTTGGGGTGTTCTCGGCGCAAGCCGTACAACTTGCCGCCCTGACTGCTGAATTGCCCCACGTATCGTGCGCGCTCAGTGCCAACGTGAGCAGGAATGCCGTATCAAATCTATCCCTGCCAAAGTTGCAGTACGCAGGGACGGCGGTCAGCACCTTGTTGTGCAACCTGCAAATTCAAGTCCCGCCGCTGGTTGGTGCGTATGTCGGCGCGGTCGGGTCGAACGCCCCATTGCAGGCGGCACTGCCCGCGTTGCAGATTAGCGCGGCAGCTTACTCACAGATTTCCGGCAACCTGGTAATGACGATGTCGCGTCTTGGTGGCGCGTTCCGCGCCGAGATACCGACAGCGCAGATCGCCACGCTCGTTGTCAACACGATCACCAATTCGACCGTGACTTACGAGCAGTACCCCTACAACTCATTCGCCGAGTTCAACGGGATGTATCTAGCTGCGGGTCCTGGGGGTTTGTACCAGATCGAAACGGGCGACCTCGATGGTGCGGCGCCAATACTCTCCAGCATTCTGACCGGGGAATTGACGTTAAGCTCTGAGCAACAGAAGCGGGTGGTGAGTATCTATGTCGGAATGCGATCCGAAAATGCACTATCATTCTCCGTGACTACAGACGAGAACGAAACCGCGAGTTATCCGGTTGATCCGTACAATGTCGCGGTAATCAAGGCGCGTCGGGCGATAGTGGGTAAAGGGTTGCGTGGGAAGTATTGGCAGTTCGGAGTAAAGAATGATGGCGGGGATTTTGGGATTGACTCGATAAGTATTACGGCAGTGCCGACCAGCAGGAGAATTTAGAATGTCAATCACTCCAGACCAGCTCATAGATAAAGGTATCGCCTTCGCTACGACCTCGCAGGAGGCGATGAAAAATGCGGCGTTAGTTGCATATGACAACCTACGAGGATCAGATCGGGTAGCTACGCAGTACCTCGACTACACGCCGCCCCTCATAACCTCGCCCTTGAGCGGGTCGGCGAGCAGTGTGTTATCGCTTAATATCAGCAAAACGCAGGCGCCTGGCGTAACCCTCGCAGCTATTGCGCCGGTCACGCAACCCGTGTTCGCGCCTGTCCCGACATTTAGCATCGTGGCGCCAAACATCAGTTTGCCAAACGCGCCAAGTTCTTTGTTACCAAACGCGCCGTCAGGTATCCCTGTGTTTAACGCGCCCGTGATCCCCAGTGCGCCGGTTCTTTCCCTCCCCGCAGTCCCGGCGTTTCAGACGCTAGTCATCCCCGCCGCACCGCAGGTTAATATCCCGACGTTCGCCAGCTCCCTCCCCGTGGCGGACATCACGTTACCCACGCAAGTGTTCCAGTTCACCGAACAGCAATATCAGAGCGCCCTACTTGATGCGCTGAAGTTGAAGCTGATGCAGGACATGGCTGGCGGGTACGGTATCGAGACGGCGGACGAACTGGCGTTATGGGATAGAGCGCGGGGGCGCGAACTGCAATCCGCCGCCGCAGCGGTCGCTGACGTGTCGCGTCAAGCCGCCGCCAGGAACTTCATGCTTCCGCCCGGTGCGTTGTTCGCCCAGATAGAAGCGGCCCGTTCTGCTTCATTGGAGAAGATTAGCGACCTATCCCGCGACATTATGATCAAGCGCGGCGACATGTATGTTGAAAATCGCCGGTTCACTATTGAACAGGTGCGGGAACTCGAACAGGTTTTGATGGGCTACTTTGGCTCGATGATGGAGCGCGCCCTGAACGTGGCGCGGGCCATGGTGGAGCTGGACATCGCGCTCTACAACGCCCGTGTGGCGAAGGCGAACTATTACCTCGAACGGTTGAAAGTTGAGGCGCAGGTGTTTGAAACCCAATTGCGCGCGGCATTGGCCAACCTGGAAGCGTGGAAATCGCAACTTGAGGGGCTTCGAGTTGAGGCTGATGTGCAGCGAAATCTGGTCGCCGTCTATACCGCCCAGTTGGAGGGCGTGAAGGTTCTCGAAGATGTATACCGGACGCAGCTCGAAGGTGCTCGAATTCTGGCCGACATCCAAATGCTGGAACTGCAAGCCGCGAAACTGGGGGTGGAAACCTACGTCGCGGAGGTGGGTGCAAAAACTGCGGAGTTCGGCATGTATGAATCCGAGATTCGCGGGAAAACGCTGGAGCTCGGAATCTATGAAACTCAGGTTCGGACCTTCGGTACGCAGGTTGAGGCCAGCAAGAACTTGGCGCAGATCGAACAGGTAAAACTTGGAGCGCAGATCGAGTCACGCAAGCTTGAACTGGAAAAGAACCGGTTGGATATGGACCGGTACAAACTTGACCTGGAGAACGCCCAAGCGTACCTGCGTGAGCAAGTTACGCTATTCGATGCCGAGACGCGAGTGTATGTGGCAGAGCAGTCAGTTAACACCCATAATGCGGAGATGCAGATCGCGGTCAATCGTGATAATGTGGCGTTGGCCGAACAGGCGGTTAATCTTCGGGCGCAGGTTGCCATTGCTCGGGGCAACCAACTGATCCAAAATACCGCAGCGGCGGAGCATGTCGGGGTATCGCTGGCCGGGGCATACGGCAGTTTGGGCGCTTCGGCGTTGAACATAGCGAGTGGAATGGTAATTAACGCAACAAGCCCATAAAGAGGAACTGACATGGCGAATTACGGAGCTAAACCGGCGACCGATCCATTGGATGACATGGTTCTCGCTGCGTCAAATAAAATCGGGCTCACGGGAGCGGTGAAATCGCTGGGCGCGAGAATATCGCCAAACCGGGTATACGCGCCAATCGATACGGTGACTCAAGCGCCATCCACAGCAACCCCCCCGCAGGCGGGGGCAGTCGCGCCAGTGCCATCCGCAGCAACCCCCCCGCCTGCGACATCGACCCCAATGTCAGTTGACCGGGCAACCCCCGCGACCGTTGCGGCAGGAGGAGCTATGGGTAACGCACAATGGCAAGCCGATATGGCGAGTGGCGGCCCGAACGCGGCAATTGATGGGAAGGGCGTACCGCAATTAGGCACAGGCTATATTAGGAACAATTCAACCGGCGCTACCCAAGCCGTAGGTTCGCCGTCACAGCCTGTCGCACAGAACCCCGCAGATACCGCAGCGTACAATCAAGCGATGCAGGAGCGTAACGCAAATACCTACGCCAGTAACGCGCGCCAAGGGCAACAAGCGCAACAAGCGCAGACGCCTGACCCCTTGAGCACCCGGCTCGGCGTCCTTAACGCGCTCAAGACCGATGTGAACAACGGCGAGTACAACAATATCGGGGCATACAAGCTGGCCCTGCGCGGCCTCAATGAGCAAGAGGGTCATGCCACGCAACTTGCGGGTATCGGAATGCAAGGTGCGAACCAACTTGCCGTTGGCCAGCAATCGGGCGAGTATGGCGTTCTCGGCAAGAAGATGGAAATCGGTTCGCCGCTCAATGCGGCGCACACCAGCGCTCTGGGGGCGCAGACCAAGCTATACGGTGCGCAACAGCAGGAGCAAGAGCAGAAGGTTCAGCAACAGCAGCAGATCATGGACCTGAAAGATATTATCTCCACAAGCAAAGACCCCGCAAAAGTCGCGCAAGCTCGTGAGGCGCTGGCCAATCGCATCGGACGCACCTTTACTGCGGTGATGGGCCGAGACGATGCCGGAAACCCGAAATTTATAGGGTCACACGATTCGGTATCTGGCGCGTATATCCCCTATCAGTCTGAGGGTGGGGCGTCCGCGCCTACCCGCGAAAGCGCACTCGCCGCAGTCAAAGCGGGCGCACCAAAAGATGCCGTAAATAAACGGCTTGCTGCTGCAGGGCTGCCACCAATTTAAGGATAAACATGGGCGCTTTTGACGATCTAATTCCCGGTGGTGCGCAACCCCCCGGCGCGTTTGACGACCTCGTTCCGAAGGCCAAACCTCAAGGCGCCGGCGCATACCTAGCCAACCAAGCGAAAGGTGCATTTTATGGCGGT